AAGACGTCGTTCTTTGCTATGTGGCCGCACGGTTCAGCGCTGCCTACATTTGAATACATCTTGCAATCTTACGACTGCGCATTTACAGAGCGGACCACTGGCGATCCCACTGCCTGTACTGTGTGGGCAATGTTTACCCATAAGGGTCAGCGCAACGCGATGCTGATCGACGCCTGGGACGAGCACCTAAGCTACCCAGACCTGCGTACTAGGGCAATCAAAGAGTGGACCACAGAGTACGGCGGCATGACCAAAGACTCGCCCTTCTCGCGTGCACGTAGGCCCGACAGGGTACTGGTCGAGGCTAAGGCCAGCGGTCAGTCTCTGCTGCAAGACCTGCGCTTGGCCAAGGTGCCTGCGGTCGGGTACAACCCTGGCAATGCGGACAAGGTCTCTCGTGCCCATCAGACAGCGCCAACGCTAGAGCTCGGACTGATCTGGATACCTGAGTCGAAGAAGAACCCCGGTCAGCACGTAAGCTGGGCCGCAAGCTTTCTCAAGCAGGTGGGCAAGTTCCCCGTCGCAGAGCACGACGACTACGTGGACACGTTCACGCAAGCAGTCATCTACCTCAAGAACGACGGGTGGTTCGAGTTGCCGAAAGCCAAGGACATCGACTATCCAAAAATTGATGACAAGCCACGCATAAACCCCTATGCCGCGTGAGCAATAGTGCTATACTTTCAGCATCGACAGCAGATCGAGATATGCCGGCATGCCTAATAAACCAGTGTGGGACAAGAAGCGACCAAAAGATCTCGGTGACAGCAAGCCTCTTACGTCGAAGGCCAAGACGTCGGCTAAGGCTGAAGCAAAAAGCGCTGGCCGTGCATACCCAAACCTCGTGGACAACATGCGTGCCGCGAGGAAGAAAAAATGACCAACCCTGTCGATAAAGACAAGCTCCCGCTTAACAAGCCCCGTCGTACGCCTGACCATCCAACGAAGTCACACGTTGTGAAGGCCAAGGTCGATGGTAAAGAGAAGATCATCCGGTTCGGTGAACAAGGCGCCAGCACTGCGGGCAAGCCCAAGGCTGGAGAGTCTGACAAGATGAAGGCCAAGCGTGCCTCGTTCAAGTCACGCCACGCAAAGAACATTGCTAAGGGACCAAGCAGCGCCGCCTATTGGGCCAACAAGACCAAGTGGGCCGAGGGCGGCACAGTCGAATCAACAAGCGGGCTGCAAGACCTGCTGGACAAGTACGCTGAGGGCGCCGTCAAGTCCACGCGCACGGTAACCGACGCATTAGCGAACCTTACCCCGATGGGCGACATGTCCCGTGAAGCTGCACGCGCAGCAACCCTAGTCTACCCTAAAGAAACCGAACTTGGCGGCGAAGCTGACGCGTTGCGGCACATGCTGTTCCAGTCCGAGCTGTCGGACAAGTACGGTGAGCTGCCCGCGTACATGGTCGGTCTGGCGAACGAGTATCTCAGGGGTGGACTACAATCCCCAGCAGAAAGACGGATGGACCTTGATAACGATATGTTAGGCAGGGCGTTCGGTCGGACGGTGTCAGACCCTGACGAGCGCATGCGCATGATGATGGACCTTATCGACATGGGCGGAGCGACCACGCTTGAAGAGAGCGAGCTGGGCTACGCACACGGCGGGCCGGTTCCTGGCTTTGGCAGGGGAGGCAACTGGGCCGAGATTGCCGCGAAGGCACGCCTAGGCGTTAAGACGGAGGCTGAAGAGCTGCTTGATCTCTCACAAGAAGCCAAGTCGGCAAGAGCAGTAGAGCAAGGGTTCACGGACAGGTTGTGGCACTCAAGCAATGAAGTATTTGCTGGATCGCCACAAGCTAAAGAAGCCATTGAATATAATATTCCCATTCGACGTGAATTTAAAAACGTTTTGGGGGGCACCTATTTTTCACCAGAAAGCGATTTAACAGGAGAAATTTTTGGTAAAGGAACTTTTGGTGGACCAGCAGAATATTTGATAAAAAAGGGAAATAACTTTGACGCTCATTATCGGAGTATGGGCGAAGAACAGAAAAAACAATTAAAAGATATACTTAATTCAGTGTTAGACACTGATGATATTGAAGGAGCAGCGGCAAGACTTGATATACCGTTAGAAGATGTTGATAGCTTTGATCTTTTTACAGATGGTGAATTTTATCAAGCATTTGGTAGAGATGCACAAGACAAAGTCATGAATGCTTTTTCTAAGAGAGGCTATGATTCAGTAACATTCCCTGACAATTTGGCTTCTGGCGACATGACACGTTCAACTGTTGTTTTTAATCCATCTCACATTCGATCGCCCGATGCTGACTTCGACCCCTCCAAGCTAGACTCTTCGGATCTAGGACACGCCAAGGGTGGCTCCGTGCCTGGGTTTGCCTCAGCGGGAAGTGTTGCTAAAGAGATTGCAGAAAAGCTAGCCAAAGAATCTGCAGCAAAGGTATCCGGTACGCTCAAAGAGGCACAAGACCTGCTTGGCATAACGCCTGAAGGACAAGCGGCTTGGCGTGCGTCTCGCACAGGTGGCAAACGGCCCCGCGTACCGGAAGTGCAAAGCGCAGCAAAAAGATTGCGATTGGGCGAAATGTCGAACAAAGAGTTTCGGGCAATAGCACGGCAATTCATACCGATCAAGCCGATGACGGCGGTTCCAGAAATTCATACGTTTGAAGAGATCGCGATGGCGTTAGCCAAAGACCTAACCAAATCACCAGGCATTGTTGGTCTCAATGTCAACATCCCAGACGGGGCCCAAATCGCTGCAAGGTATGACATAAATGCACGCGAGGACTACGGCACATTTGTAGTCGCCCTTCACGATGGGAAAAAGAAAGGCGGCGACATTTTCGGCTACGCGCCGACGGCGGTATTGAACAATGTAAGGTTTGAGTCTTTAGCGGAAGGCGCGATCAACATATCGACGGGTGAGACAGCCAGCGGTAAGCCAGCGTCTAAGACCACGATTGCGAGAATGTATGGCGATTGGGCAAACCATCCACCCGAAGACGTGCGAAGGGCGGCGGTAAGCATATTTGAAAGCGGCGACCCAGAGTGGACCGAAATCGGCATGGACCCTGAAGTTGGAAGCTATTTCTATCGCAAGTCAGACGACGCACCGCTTGGCACTGCAGAGCAGGTAATTCAAATAGGCAGCAAAGTGTTAGCCAAGAATGTCAAAACAATTTCGATAGATGACCCCGCGCACATGATAAAGACGCCTAATGGTCCTGTTCCCTATGGTTCAGGTGGCTCTGTAGCCAAAGCTGTGGCTAAGAAATTAGAAGGCGAAGGCCTAGCAAGGGCGGCAGAGCAAAACTATGCCCCGCAAGACTTTTACCACTCGACCAAGGCAGACATAACTGAGTTTGATGCTGATAAGAACGAGCTAGGTTTAACATTCTTAGGGACTAGCCCTGAGTTCGCTAATGACTGGTTGAAAGCTCTTTCGCTTCGCAGGAGATCGGACACAAGTGATGTGGAAAGGAAAGAATTTCAAGCTCTTAATCTTCGAAAGAAAGAAACACCCGAAGACCTTGCAAGTTATTACAAGGATTACAGAAATTTGGTTCAACAACATGACCTTGCAGACTCCACAATTTATCCCCTGAGGACCAACCTTCAAAATGCGTTTGACCCAGCACAAGAGGGAGAATTACTGCGTGAGTACCTGTGGGGTACAGGCGTTGACCCGGATGATTACAGTTTGCATTTTGGCAATCCTATAGATGAGTCATTTGAGCCAAGGAATCTTTCAAATGTAGAGGCGTTGGAAAGAGCGGGCTGGAGAGACTTTGAAAACAAAGACATGATTGATTTCCTAAAGTCGAAAGGATTTGACTCCATGTGGCTGAGAGAACATTACTTAAACCGTGACTTTGAAATGACTGACCCATACTCCACCCTAGCGAAGTTCGACACGTCAAAGATCAGATCAAAGTTTGCAGAGTTCGACCCAGAGAAACTAGAGTCTAGGGATATAGGGCACGCTTACGGCGGTGAGGTCATGGGCTACGCTGAGGGAGGCCTAGCAGAGCTCGCGGACAAGTACAGCAAGGACTACTACCAGTTCCCGTTTGACGACCACGACGAGCACTACCTGAAGTTTGGGGGCGGCGGAGATCTAGCCAAAATCTTGAGGGAGTGGCTCAAAGACCACCCTGAAAAAGGACTGGTAGATTTGAAGACTCGTCAATCCGCTATAGAACACTACCAAGGCATACTAGCAACCCCAACGCTTGCAAACAGACGCATTGGCACAGGCACACATGAAGCAGGTAGCCCTTTATATTATGACATGGCCCAACAAGAATTGAACGCACTCAAGCCAGACATAGCCCTTAACAATTTTGTTGATGGTGCACTCAACAAGTACATTAAGCGCGACTACGGCACCGACTGGGATCCATTGACCACGCTTACGCCAGACGAAAGACACGTCCCTGAGGGCGTGAACAATGTTGCTCGTCAAGGCGAGCCCACTCTAAGATCAAGAAACTGGCCACCGATCAGATTTGGCTCTAAAGCTGGCACTAAAAAGATAATAGATGGATTTCGGTCATCGACACTTGATTCGGTTTCTTCAGAAGGATATACAAAATCTGGACTAAACATCAACGATCTGTTCAACGAAAATCCGTGGCTCAAAGAAAAACCAACAGACATGGAATTCTTTTATGATTTTAATCCGAACTATGGCGCATTTCCTCACTTGATAAATACGCTCCGCAGAACTATTACGCCAGACTCTGGCCTGCCTAATGAGCTGCGTCTCAACCCTGAGTCATTGCAACGCATGTCCGTGCTACAGGCTTCAAAACTTGTGGGCAAGGTCAATCAGTGGGACAAGGCACAGGCACTGGCGGCTAGTCAGAGGCTGATGTTAAACCCGTTCAAGGAGTACGACTCTGGATACAAGTGGGTCAAGCTGCCAAACGCTAGAGAGCCAGAGGGACTAAAGTCGGTTATGGACTTAGGCTGCAAGGGGGGCTGGTGCACGCAGCAAGAGGACCAAGCGAAAGGCTATAGCAATTACGCAAGAGGAGACCATCTGTATGCGCTGCTAGACCCCGAAGGAAGACCGCACGCGCAAGTTTCCACTTTTGAGGGAGACCCGCACGATTGGGAAAGAAATAAAAATATAACGTCAATGCAGCCACTCGCTAACGATTTTGACAGCCAGTATGTTTCTGACTGGATGAAAAAAGATCCAAATTATAAAAATCAGATCAAGGGCTACATGCAAGACTTTGCGGGGTCCAACGACTGGACACATAACGACACAGTTACTGGCATGGACGCGCTAGACATGATACCGACAAATGATTTCGAGAAATATTTTAACATCAACAATATGAAATATATGCCCCTACGATATGCGTTGAACGATGATCCTGCAAATGTTGGTGGGTCACAAGCTGTGTACCTTGAGGCTCTGCGTCGGGCAAGACAAAACGCTAGCCAGAGAGAAGAAAAAATCCCCGCGTACATGACTATTGACCAGTCCAAAAACATGATCCAACAATTTATGCCAAGGCTTGACGAGCGTGAACGTATAAACGCTCAAGTTGAGCGATTGTTCCAAAAACCTCCAGTAGAGGGCTACGCCGAAGGAGGCCGCGCCATGAAAGATCTAAAAGACGAACCGGCGCCAGACCTGTACGATCAGTCCAAGCGCAGCAAGACCGGTATTGATGTTCTGGACAACATGCTAGACCCGTTCTATGCGATAGGGGCTGGGATAGACGCTCAGTACTTGCCAGAACAGGTCCAATGGACAGACGACGACGGTAACACGCACAGCTACACCGCGCCCGGCATAGCCAACAGCGCGATGGGTTTAGGGTCCATGCTCAAGTTTTTTGGCGGTCCAAAGACCCCAATGTCAGACGCGGCGATAAATGCGTACGACACAGGCTTGCAGCGTGCTCTTGATCACTATGGGCTACCCGCACGCAACGACATGGGGTTTGTGACGAAGGCTAATCTGACTCTAGGCGAAATGCTTGGACAGATACCGCTCGTCCCGCTGTCCGCAGCTAACAAGGTCCGCCAAGGCGCACAAGTTGTAGGGGGCGCAATGCCTTTCATTAAAAAGGCGCTTATGGCTATCCCTGAGTATCTAGGTCCAACCATTACGCCGTCAGTGTCTAGCTATTTGGTGGGCACAGCGGGCGGGATGGCGTTCCCGCCTGCGATGGAAGGATTGATGAGAATGTACAAAAAGTACAGCCCTGAGCTTCAGTATGAAGTGCCTGACACTGACATGCGCGGATTGCTTGATGACATAGGCAATCCAATAGACCGTGAGTCAGACAAAAGGGTAGCCCAGTGGGTCGCTGAGCAGCGTGGTCCTTCAGACGAGCGTGCGAGGATAGCAGACAACGTTAGGCGCAGCATGATGACGCCAGGCTTTGCGGGGTCTGGGAGTGTCACTAAAGAGATTGCAGAGAAGCTAGCGAAAGAAGCGGCTGAAGATGTGCCTAAAAACCTATATACCGCTGCCGACCGCGCAAATGCGGGACGCAAAGCAGCTCAGCTAATTAGTTCGCAAGAGCCGGTCAAAGCATCAGAGGCTTTGGGGCAACTGATGGAGCGTGGGTTCAAAAACACTACGACCACGGTAGCTGACCGCACCCGTGTGGGCGGTGGCAACATAGGCGGCGCAAATTTCCCAGCTATTAGCGAAGTAGATCCAGGTTATGAGGATATAGTCTGGGGGGTGATGGATAAAGGTACAGGAAGTCGCTTGACTAACCTGACCACGCCAGAGACAGCATGGACAACAATGCTCGGCTCTGGAACCCAGCTTAAAACCAACCCAATTGTATTTGACAAGCTCATGCGTGGCTTCTTGGGTTCCATGAAGCAGGGCAACTTGTCTGACGACTTAGCCTCAAAAATAAACCACAACCTTGCGTTAATATTTGGAGAAGGTGCAGACATCAGAGATCCGATGATTTGGCAGCTAGCAGATACGTTTGATAAGCGTTCGGTATTGGCCAACATAATGATGGGTAAAGGCATGCCGAAAAACAAAGGAGGCATTCCACTTGGGGGGGAACTACGCGGCGGTGCTATCTTCAACCCAAGTGAAATCTTAATCAGAGAGACTGAACCTACGTTGCTGCATCCTTTGCATGGTGGCAACGTGCCAACTTATGCTGCTGGTCCACGTACGTTCAGTTTAGACGGGACGGCCGAGTACCGCCCAGACCTACACCCAGGCTTTCCAACATTGTTACACGGGGAAGACTTGGGCTTTAATATGATCCCCACGCCGACTGAGGTTTATCTACCAGATTGGCACCGTGCTTTCAAAGCGGCCAACCCAGACCGCAAGGGTCCGGGCTACTACGACCTTGCGCTGGGCGTAGAAGGTGAGGGATTACCAAGCCAAGCCTTAACGGAAAAGTACATCCGTCATTTGATCCGCGAAGGATACAGCCACGGCGGCGACGTAGAAATGCAAGACCTGCAGGACATGTTAGACAAATATAATCAGGACACGCGAGTAAATTATGGCTAAGTCTAAAGACGAAGAATTCTTGAAGAAAGAAGAGTTGGACTCTGAGGGTGAGACTGTAGAGGTCTCTGAAGACGAGGCTGGCGTTACCGACACCGAAGACGGTGGTGCTATGGTTGCGCTCGAAGAAAAGGAAAACAAGCACGGCGAGCATAGCGTGCTAGAGCACTTCGCCAATATCGTTGACGAGGTCGACCAGTCGATGCTCAAAGAGTCTGTCACCGACTTATTGGAAAAGATCGAGCGTGACAAGGAAGCTCGTGAGAAGCGCGACAAACAGTACGAGGAGGGCTTGCGACGTACAGGCTTGGGCGACGATGCCCCAGGCGGTGCCCAGTTCACAGGCGCCAACAAGGTCGTCCACCCGATGCTTGTCGAGGCGTGCGTAGACTTTTCTGCGCGGTTTATGAAAGAGATATTTCCGCCTAATGGTCCGGTCAAGAGCAAAGTAAACGGCGAGCAAGAGAAGAGCAAGCTAGAGAAGGCGCAACGAAAAGCCGACTTTATGAACTGGCAGATCACCGAGCAGATGACGGAGTTCAGGGGCGAGCTTGAGCAGTTGAGCACGCAGCTCCCGTTAGGCGGTGGTCAGTACATGAAGCTGATGTGGGACGCACAGCGCCGTAGGCCACACGCTGAGTTTGTGCCCATTGACGATATTTATTTACCGTTCGCTGCGACGAACTTCTACACCGCAGAACGTAAGACGCACGTCCAGTACATCACCAAGATGGAGTACAACAAGCGCATCAAGACTGGCATGTACATCGACGTTGACCTTGGCGCTCCAGACGACCCAGAGTACAGCAAGGCGTCACAAGCCAACGACAAGATTGAGGGACGCAAAGACCTGAGCTACAACGAGGACGGTCTGCGCACCATGTTCGAGATATATACCTACTTTGATTTTGGTGATGGGGTAGAGCCTTACATCATCACGATAGACAAGTCGACCAGTAAAGCGTTGGGCCTGTACCGTAACTGGGAGCCAGAGGACACGCAGAAGAAAGAGCTGGACTGGGTCGTAGAGTTCCCGTTTGTGCCTTGGCGTGGCGCCTACCCGATCGGTCTTACCCACATGATCGGTGGTTTGAGCGGTGCGGCTACTGGCGCGTTACGTGCCCTGCTTGACTCTGCCCACATCCAAAACATCCCTACCATGCTCAAGCTGAAAGGCGGGCCTGGCGGACAAACCCTGAACCTACAGCCGACCGAGATTGCGGAGATAGAGGGCGGTGCTTTGGTCGACGACATACGCAAGATAGCGATGCCGATACCGTTCAACCAGCCAAGCCCTGTCTTGTTTCAATTGCTTGGATTTTTAGTTGAGGCAGGCAAGGGCGTGGTGCAGACCTCGTTTGAGAGGCTGAGCGATCAAAGCGTTAACCAACCGGTAGGGACAACGCTGGCCCTCATTGAGCAGGGCATGGTCGTGTTCAGCAGTATCCATTCACGCCTGCACAGTTCGATGGCGAAATGTTTGAAGGTAATCCACCGCATCAACTCTGCCTACCTTACTGAGGAAGACATAGAGGCGTGCGATGCTGGTCTTGAGATTGAGCCGTCAGACTTTGACGGTCCTATGGACGTCATCCCGGTCAGCGATCCTTCTATATTCAGCGAGACCCAGCGCTTTGCACAGATCCAAGCGATCATTCAAAGGGCAGCGATCGCGCCGCAATTGTACGACGCAAGGAAGGTCGAGGAGATGTTCCTGCGCGTAATGAAGATCCCTGGCGACGAAGTATTGGTGTCGCTGCCTGGGACTGACGACATAGACCCGGTCAGCGAGAACGTTGCGGCGGCTATGGGGCGTCCTGTGTTTGTGTTGCCGGCGCAAGACCACATGGCACACATGATGGTACACATACCGTTCCTGCAGTCTCCCTTGTTTGGGTCAAACCCTGCAATAGCAAAGACCTACCTGTACCCGATGGCCACACACTTGCGTGATCACCTGTTGAACTATTATTTGGTAGAGGCCCACACCGCGATCAGCATGGCACAGAGCCAGAGCCTGATAGAGAAAGAGGCGCAAGCGCAGGTGAATGTTGTGCTACAGGTACAGCAGTTCATTGAAAGCCAGCTAGGGTCGTTTGGTCAGCAGCTAGCGCAGATTGATCAGGCAGCCCAGCAGTTCGCTCCACAGGCCCCAGTGCAGCAAGACAGCAGCCTGCAGATTGCGCAGATGAACTCACAATTGCAGGGCCAAGCGTTGCAACAAAGAGCGGCACAAGATCAGGCACGTACACAGATGGATCAGGCTAAGATGCAGCAGCAGTCGCAGATAGAGCAGACCAAGATCCAGCAGAAAGCACAGTTTGATCAGGCACGGCTACAGTTAGACCAAGCTAAGATGCAGTTAGATCAGGGAGCCATTAGCATGGACGCGCAGATCGCGCAGGCACGACTGAGCGCAGACGCCCAGCGTACTATGGCAGAGCTAGAGTCACGCGAGCGCATGAACTCTGCCGACAACGACACCGCCAAGCTACTTGCAGCGGCAGAGATCGCGTCGGGAGAGAAAGTAAGTTACAGCACAGGCACAGGCATTAACCCCAACCCATGAGGATACACCGATGAAAGACAAACCAAAGACTGGCACCGTTTCAATGAAAGGCGGCGACGTTAAACAGAAGCATCGTATGGCGGCTGGCCAGAAAGTCACCGGTCAGACGTTGCCTTCAGCGCCTAAGTCTCCTAAGACACCTGCGTGAACTTAGAGACCAAGCTACTCAATAAGCTCAAGGCTGAGCAGCAGAGTTTTGCTGTAGAGGCCCTGACGCGACCCCAGACACGCGATACGTTTGAGTACGGGTATCGTGTTGGAATGTTTGCGGGCTACGAAGCCGCAATAAACGTACTTTTAAAACTCATAGACGAGGAACAACATGGCGACAATGACATATGAGGACGCACTTGCAGAGGCTTTTCCCGCTGTAGAAGCAGGGATCCAGCCTTTCGGTAGCCGCGTTCTGATTCAGATAAGGACAGCTAAAAAGAAATCTACAGGGGGCATTATCTTAGACCTTGGCACGCAAGACACCGAGAAGTGGAACACACAGGTCGGTAAGGTTGTGCAGGTTGGGCCTTTAGCGTTTAAGAACCGCAATGACATGACCACATGGCCGGAAGGCGAGTGGTGTACTGCGGGTCAATTTGTTCGGGTACCTAAATACGGCGGAGACCGTTGGGAATCTAGAATTCCTGACACAGACTCTACCGCAATGTTCGTAATCTTTAACGACCTTGATATTATTGGGCGAGTCCTTGGCGACCCATTAGCTATCAAGGCATTCATCTGAAAAAGGAGATGACGCATGGCTAATACAATAAAAGAAACAGACGACGACAAGGACGAAATAGTAATTGTTGAAGACAAAAGTAAGATGCCGGTTGTAGAAGAAGATCAAGAAGATGACCGGTTAGCATCGGCCGCAGAAGAAGAAAACGCTGTAGATGAAAAAGAGCGAGAGGCCATCAGAGAGCGCCGCCGCAAAGAAAAAGCAGACCGTAAAGATCGCAGAGACGTAGCGATCAAGAGGGACAAGACCGAGCTAGACTTCCTGCGTGGACGCAACGACGATCTTGAGCGCAGGCTGACGGCCCAAGAGCAGAGGGCATACGCTGGCGACATAAGCGCGTTGGACAACAGTATTGCTCAGGCTAGGCATCAGGCTGACCTAGCAGAGAAGGTTATCGCTAAGGCGGTAAATGCTGGTGTTGGCGAAGACGTGACAAGGGCGATGCGATACAGAGACGAGGCACAGTCCCGTCTGCAGCAACTTTCGTACGCCAAGCAACAGGCAGTCCCTCCCGCCCAGCCATCGACAATTGATGACAGGACTATGCGTCACGCTCAAGAGTTCATCAAAGAAAATCCTTGGTACGACTCACAGGGCAGAGACGAAGACTCGTCTATTGTGATTGCGATTGACCAAGCGATGAGCAGAGACGGTTACAACCCCCAGACTGAAGAGTATTGGACAGAGCTGCGTAAACGTGCGGCACGGCGCTTGCCTGAGAAGTTTGACGGCAAATCTGAAGACCGAGAAGAGCGCGTAGCGAGAGGCGGTCCTGCGGTAGGGTCAGGCAGAGAGCACGCCCCAGCATCGACACGCAAAGAGGTCTACATCAGCCCAGAGCGTAAGCAGGCACTGGTAGAGGCTGGCGTGTGGGACGACCCGGTGTTACGCATGAAGTACGTCAAGCGATACGCTGAGTACGACAAAACTAACAGGGTCTAAAAAACAGTTGAAGTATTTGCATTTATCTGCTTGCAACTCTATACTAATTCTAATCGCTGAAAAGGAGCGACGTTATGACAGACGAAAGATTAAAGAAATCCGCTGGAGACAAACGCGACAGCCGTACGATGACAGATCGTGCAGTTACACAGAACCGCGAAGTAACCGAAGACGAGCGGGTTGAAATGTTCCGTCAACAGTTTTTTCAGTCCAGTTTACCGGACTTACCAAAACTTCCCGGCTGGCATGCGTGCTGGCTGACCACGACTAACCCTCGTGATTCGATCCATATGCGGATCCGGTTAGGCTACGAGCCTATCAAGCCTGAGGATGTACCAGGCTGGGAATACGCAACCCTTAAGACGGGTGATTGGGCTGGACTTATCGGGGTGAACGAGATGCTTGCTTTTAAGCTGCCAATGTCTCTGTACCAGAAGTACATGAAGGAAGCTCACCACGACGCTCCTTTGAGAGAAGAAGAGAAACTTACCGATACGGCTGAGTTTCTTGAGCAGCAAGCACGAGTGTCTAAGTCGCGGATTGACATGGGAGATGGTAACAAGGAAATCGGACAAAACCGGGAAGCTCGTTTCGATCTTTCCTGACCGAATCTTTCAATCAACCATTAGGAGTCACTATGTCTACGACTAGCGCACCATATGGTTTTCGGCCTTCGTTCCACAACAGTGGACAAATTCGTCCGAAAGCCTACACGATTGCCACAGGTTATGCTGCGACAATCTTTTCAGGGGACCCCGTTAAGCTGATAAGCACCGGGACCATTCAAATCGGCTCATCTGACGGTACACGTACCGGCACTACAGATGGCATTACTTTACTGGGTATCTTTGCTGGCGTTGAGTATAACGACGCAACCGGCAAGCCTACCATTTCACCCTTTTGGCCCGCGTCCACCACAGGCACAGAAATTGTTGCTTATGTGTACGACGACCCAGAAACTTTGTACGACGTACAGTACGCAAACCCAGGAACACCAGGCACCACATCAGTACAGGTTGATGTTGGGGCACAGGCTGACTGGCGTGTGGCTTCCCCTGGCGGTTCTACCTCCACCGGTATCAGCAGCACGTACCTAACCGCGCTTGTAGCTACTTCTGGTCAATTCCAGATCACTGGCTCTGCGTACCTTGTCACCGACTCTTTAACTGATGCCTATGTAAGCATGACCGTTCGCTTGAACGAAGCTGCCTACAAAGCACCTGTTAACGCCATTTAAGGGGGGACTGAATCATGGCTACTCCAATGAGAAGTACGGACTTCAGATCCATAGTTGAGCCAATCCTCAACGAAGTATTTGATGGCGTTTATAACCAACGTGCAGACGAGTGGAAACAAGTCTTCACAGAACAGAAAGGCATCCCACGCAACTATCATGAAGAACCCGTTCTTTATGGTTTTGGTGCGGCGCCTGAGTTGCCCGACGGTATGGCTGTAAGCTACCAGTCTGGCGGCGTGTTGTTCCTACAACGTTACCTCTACAAAGTATACGGTCTGGCGTTCAGCTTGACCAAAGTGCTTGTAGAAGACGGCGATCATATCCGTATCGGTCAGACCTACTCCAAACACTTGGCGCAGTCTTTGATCGAAACGAAAGAAACGTTGTCGGCTAACGTATTGAACCGTGCGTTTAACAGTGCCTATGTTGGTGGTGACGGCGTATCGCTGATCAGCACTGCGCATCCGATTGTTAGCGGCACGTTCAGCAATCAGTTGAGCACAGCTGCCAACTTGTCACAAACATCACTTGAGCAGATCCTCATCCAGATCCGCAACGCTGTTGACAACAACGGCAAGCGTATCCGCCTAACGCCCAACAAAATCGTGTCTGGACCCAGCAATGTGCTCCAGGCCGAAGTGTTGCTCAAGTCTGTCCTGCGCACCGGCACCGCTGA